GATCTGCTTGCTTACCTGAATCAATACTACCACCGTCATTGCCCATATCTTGTTCGTACCAGGGTGTATTGTCAGGATTATCCTGCGCTCTTTTTGCAGCAAGTTGGTCTGCTATACGTTTAGCTTCTGCTGCTATTGCAGCTTTTCGTTCTGCTGCTATTTTATCATTTTGAGCTTTAATTTCGTCTGCAATTCTTTTGTCTTCTTTTTCTTTTTTCTTCCTTTCTTCTTCTGCAATTCTCTTCTTTTCGTCGTCTGCCCTTTTCTTAGCTATGTCTTCTGCTGATAGTACTGTACCTTCAAGGTCATCAGACTGTGCATCAAAAGCTGATTTACCGCCTAACTCATTAAAGTCGTCTAACCTATTCTTACCTGGTGTAACAAAGTTTCCTGCAACAGATGTAATAATATCAGCCAACCAGAAACTGTTTTTGTCTTGGTACTCTTCTATTTGTACTCTTATTGCGTCACCATCTGCTGATCCTGGTCGTGTATTATCAAGACCATCAGCATAGAGAGCATTGGCATGAGCGATAGATATAATTTCTGCTTGGTTTATAGAAGTAATACCAGCACCAATTAAACCAAAAGCACTTGGTATTAACGGAGTTTTTGCGCCTTCCATTATAGCTTGACCAATAGCACCTTGGCCTTGGCCTAAAATATCTGTGGCGGCTTTAACTGGATCTGAACTATTAATACCAATATCTTCAAATGTCTTTGGTTTAGGTTCTTGAGCTAAGTCACCACCAGGTTCTCTTCTTTCGTCTTGGTTATCTTGAATAGAAGAAGTTGTTACTGTTCCTGTTCCTACTGGTGTTTCTTCAGCTACTTGGAAATTAATCTTTACTCTATTCTCAGGAGTATCCGTAACAAAATCAAGGAAGTCATCTGGAACTTTACCAACTGGCTTACCATTAAGTAAGAGAACCTTTACCCTTCTACCGTCAGGGTGTATGTAAAATACAGAAGTCATTCCATCTTTGCCAGTAGTAGTAGTAGTAGTACCAGTGTCAGTGCCTGTGGTAACTTTTGGTTTATTACCTCCTATTGCAATATCTTCTGTTAAGTTACCACCTCCTCCAACTGATACTCCGTAAGCAGCTTTAACAACTCCACCTACAGCCATACTAGGTTGTGGTTGCTGTTGCATTGGTGGCTGCTGTTGTGGCTGTTGTTCCATAGCCATAATTTCTTGGAGTAGAGCTTCTTCTTCTGGGGATAGAGCTTCGTCAGCAGACTGTGGTGCAGGACTGCCCATTGGCTCTCCACCAATTCTACCATCTTGCTCCATCTGTTGCAAGCCCTGTTTTGCTACCATACGTAAATCTTCAAAGTATTTTACACCAAAGAAACGTACAACGTCAGCAGGTACTACATACTCACCGTCAGACAACTGGGCTGGAACATCGTCCCGTACTTCTCTAGCTAAAGAACCTGGTGGTATTTCGTTACCTGATACTGGGTCACGGCTCATACCATCATCAGCTATACCGCCTTCTTCAAACATTCTCATTTGGTTGTCCATAGTGACTGCTCCACCTTCATTGAAGTTTTTTGTATTTAGTTTATGCACTGTTACACCAGCTGCACCCAATTTATTATTTACAACCTCAAAACCTTTTCCTAGTGTGTCTGTTATGTAAGACTTAAGTTCAGGTTGAGTAAAACCTTTTTGATATGTATCCATTGATGTAATAATAGACATAGGCTCTGGGCCGCTGGTTCCCTTGGCACTTAGTACATCTCTACCTCTTGTAGTTATAACAGCCCTACCATCTGGTTTTAAAATACGACCTATGTCCTTTACGATACTATCCCTTGTACTACGAGGGACTACGTTAAGTACATTTAAGTTTGTTACTTTTTTGTATGTGTTATCTTTTATATCAGCAGATGAAACAAAGTCTGGACTAAAGTCTCCTTTAGGAAAGGGTTCATACGTATCAAATCCTAATTCTTTTTTAGATAAGCCTAGACCAGCACCAAAATCTAAAGTTTTACCTTCACCAGCTAATTCAGTTAAGAGAGTGTCTGCTTTTTTATAAGTAGGTAAAGTACCAGCTATTTGAGTTTTAGCAGAGTTCTCAGCAGGGGGTAGTTCTTTTTTATTTTTTGGTTGTAAACTAACATTACCTAGCCCAGAACCCATTGAGCTAGTGTCAACCTCTATACGTTTAGCTACGTCACCGAGAGACTTGGCTCCTGCACTACCAGCCTTAGCTGCCATAGTAACACCTTTAGCTGCAGGAATTAACTCTAGTGCTGTGAATGCATCACCAAGAACAGCTTCTCTAGCAGAGTTTACTTGTTGATCTGTAGCTCTATCATAAGTGACATCATACATATTTTGAAGTCTAGTATTTAAATCTTCACTACTTAATCTTTTGATACTATCTCTAATATCTGTAACTACTTTTGTAGTTGTATCTATGGGGTTAGCTACAAACTCTTTTGCCCCTTCGTACACGCCAACAGCAGCATTTTTAAGAAATCCTATTTCATCTTCACTTACTGCTTTTTTTAGTTTTTCACCAAATGATTCGTACTCATTGTCGAGTCCAATAATATTGTCTACAATTAATTCACCGTAACCCATACCTTTTGTTACAGGATTAGCAGCTGCATAGCCTAAAGCTTCTTCTGTTTGATCTTCATTCCCCGCCATTTACGTAGTCCCTAAGCTGCTTTAGTTTACGTAGGGCATTGGCCTGCCCCTGAAGACGGTATAAGGTGTGAGAATCGTCTGCCTGTTCCATAGCCCTATGTGTTTCAACAAGTCTTTTATCTAACTCTTCTTTGAAGGCATCCCAAAGAGGTTTGTCATTCACTAAAGGTTTTAGGTTGATCATGCGGCACCTTCACCTGTATTGCCTGAGAAGCCCTGTTCTCCTGGCTGAGGGACTGTACCAGTACCTATAGTACCTCCCCCTGCCCCAGACGTATCCTGCACCTGAGCACCCGCTGGTGCCCCCTGTGGTCCTGCCTGTGGTGGTACACCCTCTTGTGGTGCTGCAGGTTCTGGGTTCTGCTCTCTGAAGGCTTTAAACAACTCTGCCTGTAGCTTAGCGTCAGCCATTGAGTTGACTACCTTGTCGGGGTCTAGGTCCATAGACTTAGCAATCTCACGCATTACGTAGTCCATCTTAGCAAACGGAGCTAGGGCTGGGTTCTGTGTAACCTGCAGGAACTGCATCAGTCGTTGTGACCTTACTTCGTTAGCCATCAGTGACTCAGTACCTTGAGCCTTAACCTCTAGATCACCCTTTATTTCTTGGTCAAAGTCAAACTGCATGTTGAAGTTAAAGAAAGCTTTACCTAGTGGGCCAAGGAGATAGTCGTCTACGTTCTTAACTACGTTACGAATACTACCGTTGGCAGCAGACATAAGCATTGAGATACCAGAAGCTGTACGTCCTACACCTGACACACCTGTCTGACCGTGAGCGAAGGAAGGAAAGCCTGTACTCTCATCAGCTAGTACTCTAGCCTTGTCGAAGAGTTGTAGGTTCTCGTTTGATACGTTAGGGAACTTAGTGCCGAAGATGGCTTGTCCTGGTGCACCCCCTTGTCTCCTAAACACTTTTCCTGGGTACACAGATAGGTCTTGGCCTGGCACCAAATTGGTCTCATCAACCTCGATTATTAGATTACCTGATAGAGCAGCATTGTCCACACTCATACGCATGAAGCCATTCATAAGTGTCTGAGTATCATCCATATTCTCAGCTATACCTACACCAAAGAAGCTCTAAGGGTTAAGCTCATAGGGTACTGCATAGTAAGGAATAAGGGCAGGTTTAAACGGATTCATAACCATACGGATTACTTGATGATTACAAACCCAAATGTTTACGTTTAACTGTTCCGCATCCTTTAGTTCTTTAGGGATATCAATGTCATGCTCTTTTAGTACTTCAGAATCTACAAAGCCCCAGAACTCAAACAACTCATAACGCTCAGCTTTTGACTCTTGAGCGTCATCCTCCATAGCTTGCTCCCACCACTTCTTCTCATAGGACTCACCCATGTTAAGAGACTTCTCAATGGCGTTATCACGAAAGAAAGGCCGACCCTTAAGTGCACGTACCTGTGAGCGTGACAACTTGTGACGTTCAACAATGTACTCAGCTTCATCCATGTTAGCTGCATCAGGGTCAGGGTAGAAGTTCCATATGGATACATGGCTAGTAGAAGGTACAGTCTTGATTGTAGGTTGGTACTCACCCTCCTCATTCCAGTTAGGATACTCTTTGTTGACAGCAAATGGACCCTTCATGATACCTGTGCCAAACAATGCCAACTCAAAAGAACTCAAGCGTAACTGTTTGTTAGCACCTGACTCTTCTAGTTGATCGTGTATTTTCTTCTGCATCTTTTTAGCTGCAATCATAGCAGGGCTAAAGGTTACTGCAGTAGGGCTTGTTCCGGGGCCATCTATTAGTTTGTCTTCAATAGGTTGCATCTTCTTAAACATGCCACC